AAGTAATTATGGCGCTACACCAGTAGGAAACCCAACCGCAACAGGCTTTACTGTACAAAACTTTACCAGCACATCAGGCTCAACTTACATCTACATAGCCATTCGTAGAGGCCCAATGAAAGTACCTACTGATGCGACTAAGGTGTTTAATACTGTTTTATGGACAGGAAACTCAACCAACAATAGAGAAATAACTGGTGTTGGATTTAATCCTGATTTTGTAGAAGCTGGAACAAGAAGTAGTACAGTATCTGCTGGATTTTCTCGTGTCGTTGTTGATAGGCTAAGAGGCATAGACCCGTATCTTGAGACTTATAGAAACTACGCTGAAAGCTCAGGGTCTGACCTTGTAAGTTTTAATAATGATGGGATTACTGTTAACTACGCTTCTTCTGGAGCTTTAAACAACAATACCAATATCTACGGACATTTCTTCAGACGTGCCCCTAGCTTCTTTGATGAGGTTTGCTATACAGGGACGGGAGCAAATCAAACATTACCGCACAACTTAGGTGCAGTACCTGAGTTAATGATTACAAAAAACAGAAGTAATTCATCAAATTGGCGTGTTTATGATGCTTTTAATGGCCCAACAAAAAGAGGAACTTTAAACGCAGACACAGCTTGGGATGTGCAAAGCACCATGTGGAACGATACTGCGCCTACATCAACTGTGTTTACTGTAGGAACTTCTAATAGCGCATCTTCCCAAACCTACGTCATTTATTTGTTTGCTACAGCGGCTGGTGTAAGTAAAGTATTTTCATACACAGGCAATGGCTCATCACAGACAATTAACTGTGGCTTCACGGGTGGGGCGAGGTTTGTTTTAATTAAGCGTACAGATGATGTTGGTGATTGGTATGTATGGGATTCTGCTAGGGGTATCGTGTCAGGAAATGACCCACATCTTAGCCTCAATACAACAGCCGCTGAAGTGACTACTGATGACACGATTGACACAGACTCAACTGGCTTTGTAGTCAACCAAGTTTCAGCAACTAATGTGAACGTATCTTCTGCAACCTACATAGGGCTGGCAATAGCTTAAAGGACTTATATGCAAATCAGAACACAAACAGGCGCAGTCATGTACGAAAGTGAATTTCGTGCATACACAAAAGCCAATGGTGGCCCATCATGGGACATAACAACAACTGAAGTCTTAGAGGCTTTGGGTGCTGATGTAGTCTTTGAAGGCGCACAAGCAACAGGAGGTACTGTTTACCAATACTCTCAAGCCAATGGTGTTGAGCAAGTAGATGGTAAGTGGTACACAAAGTACATCCTTGGCCCTGTCTTCATTGACCAAGTGGTTGATGGTGTAACTACTACTGCTGCTGAACAAGAAGTGGCTTACAAGGCTTCTAAAGATGCTGAACAGGCTAAGAGTGTTCGTGCTTCTAGGGATGAGAAACTAAAAGACTGTGATTGGACACAAGTAGCAGACGCTCCTGTGGACAAAGCAGTATGGGCTACCTATCGTCAAGCCTTGCGTGATGTAACTACGCAGACAGGTTTCCCTTGGACTATTACATGGCCTGATGCGCCATGACTGATGTAAGCCATGAGCAAATCTATGAGCGTCTACTAGCTGTTGAAGCAAAGGTAGATGAGATAGATAAGAACACCAAAGACCTTGTAGAAGCTATTGACGCTGCCAAGGGTGCTGTAAAGGTTCTTAACTGGATAGCATCTATTGCTCAACCAGTTTTGTGGATTGGTGGGTTAGTCATTGCTGCTGGTGCTGTCTGGCAGACTTGGATTAAAAAATGAAAGATTGGGCTGTGGCTTTTACTACCGCAGTCTTGTTTTGTATTACTGTCATTTGGTGTTTTTACATCATCGTTTGGGCTATGACGTGAAATGGCTACTGGTGCTTTCAATGTTCTTTACGTTGGTGGCATCTAGTAAAGAGAAATATCGTTGTGTCAAGTGGGCATGGACAGGCGATGTTTACAACCGCAAAGTAGTATGCCTTGAATGGCAAAAGGTTGAACGAAAGTGATAGACCCTATAACAGCATTGGAAGGACTGCAAAGCGCAATAGCAGTTGTAAAAAAAGCCGCCAAAATTGCAAATGATTTAGGCGGGTTAGCTGGCGTTGTTGGCAAACTCTTTGACGCTCGTAGCCAAGCAACTAAAGCTATGCTTGAAGCTAAAAGGTCAGGGAACAAATCTAATTTTAGCGTTGCCATGCAAATAGAAAATTTGTTGATGGAAACGGCTAAGTTGGAATCTCAACTTCAACTGCTTTACATGCAGACGGGCAATATAGACGTATGGAATAAGATTAAAGCAAGAGCAGCAGAGATGGACAGAGATGATGCCATAGCTGCTCGTAAAGCCAAAGAAGAAGAACAACGGCAAAAGGATTTAGAAGCAGAACAAATGCAATGGGCGGTTGCTATTGTCGTTATTGTTATGTTTGTTGGTGCTGTTGGTTGGGGGCTTACACAAATTAACGAACTATGCGCTACAGCAAGGTGCGGTAGGTGAATGATTACCAAAAACAAGCAGACAAATTCTTTAAGATATTCGCTAAACTTTATGTGGCGTATCTAGTGGTTGGTCTGCTTCCTCACTTACCTGACGAGTTGGCTTCAAAAATTGTCGATAAACTTCTTGGAATGATTGGACTGTAATGCTATCTCTATTTTCTACCCTCGGTGGTTTGTTAATTTCTGGTTTACCTAAACTTCTTGATTACTTCCAGAACAAAGCAGACCAAGCGCATGAGTTAAAACTTGCACAAGTTCAAACTGAGCGTGAACTACAACTAGCAGCACAAGGGTTTATTGCCCAACAAAAAGTTGAGGAAATCCGCACAGACCAGATTGCCATGCAAACAGATGCTCAGATGACTGAGGCGGCTCTAAAGCACGATGAGAAGGTGCTTGAAATGGCTAGTACATGGGTAGTTAACTTTGTGGGTACTGTACGCCCTGTAGTGACCTATATCTTTGTTTTAGAGTTGTGTGCAATCAACGCATGGATTGCCTATTACGTTTACTCACGCCCTAATTTAGTGTCTAACATGGATGATTTAATCCGAGTTACTGACATTATTTTCTCTGCGGATGAAATGGCTATGCTTGGAGGGATTATCGGGTTTTGGTTTGGCTCACGTTCATGGGCTAAGAAATGAAAGTCAGCAAAGCTGGTGAGGACTTGATGCACTTCTTTGAAGGCTACAGAAACAAGCCTTATCGCTGCTCTGCTGCCATTTGGACTGTCGGGTGGGGTCACGCTATGTATGCTGACCAATTAGCCTTGCCAAACGTGCGTAAAGAGGGTTACACAGGGCTTATCAGGTCTGACTACCAACTTAAAGGGGAGGATGCTCGTGTTTGGTCTAAAGATGAACTGGTCAATCTGTTCAAGGTTGACATCAATACTTTTGAGCGTGGTGTTCTTCGACTTTCTCCTGCTCTTGCTAGTCATCAAAGCAAATTCGACGCTGTTGTCTCTTTTGCGTATAACGCAGGGCTAGGCAACTACCAAAGGTCTACCATCCGCATGAAGGTGAATCGTGGCGATTGGGAGGGTGCTGCCGAGGCTTTTATGTCTTGGACTAAGGCAGGTGGTAAGGAAGTGGCAGGGCTAGTCAAAAGACGCAAAGCTGAAGTGGCTTTGTTTTTAAACTAAATTGTAACAATTATGATATAAGGTGTTGAAATGTCTAACATTCCTACGCCAAAAGATGCTGAGTTATTTGCCCAAAGTGTCAGAAAATGGCAGCAGGTTCTAAGCCTTGGTGATTGGCGCATAGAAAAAGGCATAAAGCCAGCCAAACAAGCTATGGCTTCTGTTGAGTTTAACCAGACAGCTAGATTGGCTACCTATCGACTTGGTGACTTTGGTGCTGAAAAGATAACACCTGAGAGCCTAGATAAGACAGCACTTCACGAGTTGCTTCATGTTTTCTTACATGACTTAATGTGTACAGCTACAGACCCTAAGTCCTCTGATGAGGAAATAGAGATGCAAGAGCATAGGGTTATTAACTTGCTAGAAAACTTGTTAACAAGGGATTCCAATGAGTTCAAATAATGAGAGTTGTACGGATACTGAGTTCATCCAATTATGGGGTCAACTTCAGTCTGCACAAAGAGTAGCTGAACATCTTGGAATTAACATTCGTGCTGTGCATTTGCGTAGAAGAAACATGGAAAAATTCTACAATATGTCGCTCATTGCTAGTGACCACAGAGGTTTAAAGTACGACAAAAACAGACCCAAATCCTTTTCTCCTTTAAAGCAAATAAACCTTGGCATAGAGGACGGAACAGTTATTGTGTTCTCAGATGCCCACTTCATCCCAAGTCAGCGCACAACAGCGTTTAAGGGGCTTCTATGGGCTATCCAAGAGTTCAAACCCAAAGCCATAATCTGTAACGGGGATGCCTTTGATGGCTCTACCATATCAAGGCATGACGTTACTGACCAACCCCAAACTTCTGTTATCCAAGAGTTAAAAGCTACGCAAGGTGCGTTGGGTGAGATTGAAGAAGTAGCTAAAGCTGCTAGACACAATGTAAAGTTACTGTTTACATGGGGAAACCACGATATTCGGTTTGGCAACAGATTAGCCCAACACGCACCACAGTTTAAGGAAGTTCAAGGATTTAAGTTGACAGACCATATCCCAGATTGGGAGTTTTGTTGGGCGGTATGGCCTACCGAGCAATGTATTATCAAGCACCGCTACAAGGGTGGAATTCACGCTACTCACAACAATACTGTAAACGCTGGTGTGTCAATCGTTACGGGGCATCTGCATAGTTTAAAAGTGACCCCTTTTAGCGACTACAACGGGATTCGGTACGGAGTAGATACTGGAACACTTGCTGAGACTGATGGCCCACAGTTTAACTATGCTGAGATAAATCCCAACAACCACAGGTCAGGGTTTGCGGTACTGAACTTCTTTAATGGTCAGTTGTTATGGCCTGAGTTAGTCCATAAGTTTGACGAAGACCAGATTCAATTCAGAGGCGAAGTCATTGATGTAGGTGCATTTTGAGTGCATGGCTCATCATTCTGACAGGGGCAATCTACGCCTATATCGCTGCTGAACAGCTAATGAAAGGAAATCCAAGCATGGCTGTCGTGTACGCAGGTTACGCCTTTAGTAATGTCGGTCTTTACCTGTTGGCTAAGTAGCATCTCTCTTGAAGACTCCATTAGGCAATAGTATGCCCTTGCGATTCTTAATCTGGTCATACGCAACTTCCATGCAGTTTACTAGATTGATGTCTTGAAGAGCGCAGTAATTGATAAGGCAGACCATGACATCA